AGTCATCATAGTATTCATCACCAGTTGAATCAGCTGGAATAGTGAGAGCTAACACATTGGCACTAGCATCAAAATCAACTTTGACGCTCATTCCAACTGTTGCCCACCACACTCTAGCTATATCAACTGAACTACATGCTTCACCAGCTGAGTTACTGTTTAAAGCAGAAACATCAACCTTTTTCACCGCAGCTTCACCAGAGCCATCACTGACATTGGTGAATCTCATAAAAGCTACCCTTTGACCATCCTGAATGGTCTGCGAAGTTACTGCATCAGCCATGTTGACCTCCTACAGTTCAGTTACAGCAGTTCTTTCTTTACCAACTGTGATGTAATCTACAGTTAAAATCTTAGAAGCAGCAGCTCCATTTTGGATTCCAAAAGAGACTGTTAATTCTTCATCATCTGGAGCATTGGAACTTACAACTGAACCAGCATGAACATTATTCTGATAAACATGAAATTTCATATCTTTTGGATTGTAAACAAAACCAAGAGTCATGAAAGTATCATCTGATATATCATTTGGTAAGTTCAATGTTGTTTGGCTTGAATCCTTCTCTACGATAAATTGTGGTGTTGCATCACCATCAGTTAGCAAGAAAAAGATACCATCTGTTACATTAAGTGGTGCAGTGTCTGTGAGTTGTAACCCCATAACTACATCTGTAGCGTCTGCATCCGATGTTTTAAAGCGAGATTTAAAGAACAACTGCTTGCCTGATTCATACTTAAATGATTCTATGGCTCCTCCAGAGCCACCAGCCCATTGAAGGAAATCAGCATCGTTATCAGCATCGTCATTGGTTATAACCAATAATCCACCATCGCCTGATCCTAAAGCCTCAGTAGCAGCAGAAGTTCCACCTTCTGTTGTTGTAATTACCCAATCACCAGCAGTATATTTATCAAAATCATCGTGAAAAATATGATACTTAGTTGGATCTAGTTGTTTTATTTTACTAAGAGAACCAGTGTTTGAAACATTGGTTACTCCTGAAGTGAAATGTGTAGTCATAATAAATAGCCTCCTATATTGATTGCCAGTAAACCACACCATGTGGTTTACCATTCATTATGTCAATTATGACTATATCATAAAAAAAAGTGGGTCGTTAAGAAATTAATTTAATCTTGGTAGGTCTTTTGTAGAAGCCAAATTTAGGATCATCTTTGCTAGGCTCAATTCTTGCCATAAAAGACACTCTTTCATCTCTGTCTGCAATCGCAGAACCACAAACCTTGAAGCCTCTATCGTCTTGAATGATGTTTTTTACAGCCACCCCCCAATCAGTGTCTCTTTCATAACAAGCCAATACCAATCCTTCAATTTTAATTCTTTCGTATTCTGCTGGTACTGGTTCAGCTTTTTCATAGGCTTCTTTTTCTTTTTTGGCTACTTCTTCTTGAGCTAATCTATCTTCTTCTATTTTCTTTTTTTGTTCCTCAGTTAGCTCAGTAACATAGCGATCACCTTTATTTGAATTTCCAGTTCCCCATTCATCAGTTTGTTTTTCGCCATTTAAGTATAAAAGTTCATCACCAACATATTCTTTGGCCTTTTTTACAGCTTCTTGATAATCAATAGAAAGGTTTTTGATGTAATGTTTTCTTATGTATGGTTTTTGAACTCCATCAATGAAACCCCAATCTATTTGAGCATGTTTAAGGGTATACATAATATTATCTTCGCCAGTATCAAGATAATAATAAGGTTTAAAGTTTTCGTATTCAGTTTTATTCATCACATTAGTATTATAGTGCTTTTATACAAATTTACAAGTTTTTATACATATTATTTTATGCTTATTAATAATGCAGAAAACCTGATTCCCAGAGAGCAAATGCGTAAAAATGCCCTTCTAAGGCAAACTCAAGCCCTGTGAGGGCGATTTAGGATTTGGTAATGTACCTATATCAAAAAAAGGGTTTTTCTTCGTTAAAACGTAAGGAGTGAAGCCATTAAAACAGCAAATAAAAAAAAGGGGTGTCGAGACAACACCCCTTCAATTTGTTTAGCAATAGTTGAGATATAAACGCTATTGCCAGTCGTTCAGTTAAGCTCCCTGTGAACCATAGATTCCTCTCCAGTTAGACCAGCCAAAGCTATATCGTTCCCTAGCTTTGTATCTGATATTACCAGTTGAGAAATCAGGTTCCATATTGGTTTCCATAGACGTTCTTTGGAACATTTTTAGACCTTCACCTGAGTCTGTTACTGAAGTCAGTACAAACCAAGCATCTGTATCAGACAGATAATGATTGACACTATAACCACCGGGTAATACCCCTGTGTTTTTAATAGCGTTAATATCATTATCGGCTGTGCCAGATCTTTGAGGACTGTTCAATATTCTGTCAGCAATAAACACTAATTGTGGTGGAACCACAATTTGTGTGGGCTGCACAGAGATTTGAAGGCCTCTATCGTCTGAAAATGTTGCAATATCAACTAACGCAGCTTCTAATGAAGTTTCGTTTAAGTCAGCCATAGTTGTAGCTCTGTTTGCATCAGTGCCACCCCCTGCTAATGGATGAGCTGTGTTTACTAATGAAACACCATCTCCTCCAGTGTAACTTGAACTATATGCGTTGTTGAGAACATTAGCACCTTTTACTTCCTTGGTGTTAGCCATGGAACGTGCAAGTGCTTTTGTATACCTTTTGCCTAATGAATCGTATAAATTATCTTCAACGGCTTCTTCTGTTAATGCAAAAGCCAACGCCACTGTATCGTGGGTGTATCTTGCAGTGTAACTTTCTGAAGCGTTATCGAATACGACTCCAGCACCTTCTGATTTATCTGGTGCAGACCCAAAACCAACAATTAAAACTTCTTCTTCAAAGGCTTTTGATGAGTCTTCGATTGAAAAAATTTCAGCGTATTCTTGGTTGTATTGGTCATACTCCATACCAAAGAGTGCATTTAAACCCGGTTCTAGTTCGGCAGCTAATTGTGCTCTTGAAATTGCCATATTTTACCTACCTTATGCTAGTCCAGCACCTTTCTGTCCACAGATGTGATTTTGAATCACAACGTAAACATTGGTGTTGGTGGTTGAAACATCCGAGTTATCAGGATCCTGAGAAATGTCTAAAGCCTTCAATGGCAGTGTAGCAGTGGTAGCACCAGTGCTTATTGCTATTTCAGTATTAGACCTCCCAGACTTGGTATCGCCTACAGGAGAACCATCCACAATGTCAAAATTTCCAAACAAGTCAGCTACTGGACAAGCAGCGTTACCTTGAATTTCAAAAACAACATTAGGACCATCAATGACAGAAGCAACTATATCCGAAGCAGCGATACTGCCCGGATAATAGTTTTTGTAAATTTGTTCGCCTGAAGTGGGGTCTGTATATTGGACACCATTAAACACACCCACAACTGGAACAGTACCAGTAGCAGCATGTCTACCCAAAACACCAGCTGTAAGCTGGGTTACCAAGTCTCCTTGGTATATTGGTGTAGTGGCACCACTAGCTATCCTATATCTGGATTGACCTCCAGAAAAGGGTGCTCCACTCATCTCACGAACAGGTCTACAACCGAAAGGGGCATCTTTATTTGCCATAATTATTTTCCTGTTTTAGTTAAATCACTTTTTTCCAAAAGTGACCTGAGTTTCCCTCTTCGCATCATATTTCACATAGCGACTGTCCTTAGATGAATCATTAAACATAGTATTGTCTAATGCTTCATTTGCCTTGCGGTTCTTATCTTCATAATAATCACGCCTTTCTTTGACAGTTTCTAGTGGAATTTTTGCTAAAAGTAGTCCCTCATTGTGAACAACACCAGCAAGTCTACCTTTATCCTTATCCAATGTTGGAAGTTGCCATTCATCTGGCAATTCCGAACCTTGAACAAGCTCCCAGCCTTCTCGAAGCCTATAACTTATGTTATTGGCATCTTCTATACCGAGATACGACTCCCTTATCCAGCGGTATTCATAACCTTCTGGGGGTTCAGGAGTTTCTAGTTTTCTTACGGGTCGCCATGGTTTTCTACGAGTTTCTTTATCGTGAGTCTCGGATTCACGGCTGTGTCTAGCAGTATCTATTTTTTCTTGATCTGTCATTATTTTGCCTCTCTTTGTGCTATTGCTTGTTTTTCTTTAGCAACTTGCTTTAACCAGTCATTTTCAGACATATTATAAGGTTTAAGCCCACGAAGACGCTCTACTTCAGATTTTGAAAAAGTTACGCCATTCCTTTTGCCTTGTGTTTTTTGCCGACTTCCATAGGAAGTAGATGCGACTCTTTGCACAGTGGGTCTGCCATCATTGTTATCGGCTTTTTTTGAAGTACCCAATTCAGGGTATACTTTAAAAACTCTTGAGTCCAATTCATTGTAGTAGTCGTTTGAATCAGCCTCGAATCCTTCATTGATAAGATTAAAATGCGTGAAATAAGCATATTGTGTAGCTTCAGCATTTTTATTTATTGTCTGGTCGCCATACCAAGGATTTTCCTTAGCCCATTCCATAGCTTCACCAGTGGGTTCCACTGGCCTTTCATATTGGGGTGTTTGTTCTTGGTAAGGAACGTATTGTTCAGCACTTTGACCATTATTTTTATTTTTCGCAATTCTTAATTTTTCTTTTTGGATGGATAAATCACTTTTGAGCGTGTCTGCTTTTGACATTAATTCAGCATCACCAGAATCTACGGCTTTTTTGTATAATTCATTGGCCTGTTGTTCTTTGGATTCCATGGATTGTTCTTCTGCCAAAAGAACATTTTGTCCTAATTGTGAAGTGTGATTCATCAATGTATTTATTTGAACATCCTTTTGGACAGCTTGTTGTTCAAAATATTGAGCTCTTTCTTCTGCTTCTCTAGCTCGCTGATTTAACTTGTTGACTCGTTTAGATACACCTTTGGTGTATTCATCTAATTCATCATCAGTAGAAACGGCATTATCCGTTTGGGTTTCATCTGTGTCATTAGAAATGACTACTTCTACTTCTTCTTCTATTGTTTCGACTTTACTTTCTTCCATTTTATAAACTCACTATATCATCTGGGTCAGAAATTGTAGCTATTACCTCATCATCATTGATTATTCTAACTTCTTCACCATCTTCCAATTTAAACCTAGCTCCAGCGTATCTTCCGATCAGAACCCAATCTTTTTCTTGACACCAAGGAGCACCATATTTATCACCACTATAACAAAGAGGACCGCATTTCACTACATAAGCAACCACTGTTGCTAAGTTTTCTTTATCTAAAGTCTCTTTTGTTAAATGTATACCTCCTTTTGTTTTACCTTGTCCATGATAAGGCAAAACTAAGATTTTCCAGCCTGTTGGCTGTGGCATTCTCTCTAAAACAGAAACTTCTAATTTTGTAGGGTCTAAAACAACCTCTTCTGGTTCAACATAAGCTGATGCTAATTCTACCTTTGATTCACTCATTATCTGTCTTAAAGTAATTTTTTATAAAATCTTGCATATAGTATAATGCTTCCAACTGTCCTTGCAAATATTTATGGTGCTCCATATCTATCAAGCCACCACTCATATAAGTTTCTTGGACTTGTTTTTCTTTCTTTTCTAATTCCTTTTGTAACTGTTCAGCTAAATCTATAGGGTCCATTTTATTTTTTTCCTTTATATCCAGAAGCGTAAATTGCCTTTCCTTGATTTTTAGCTTTAGCTTTTGATTTATAAGTCTTACCTGACTTACCCCACTTGTAACCGCCTTTAACTTTTCTAACTGGCATCAGAATCGTCTATTATTTTTTCTTATTTTTGGAACCTGCTGGTCTACCCTTTTTTTTAGTTGTCTTTTTAACAGTTGCAGTAGCTTTCTTAACTGGTTTTTCTGGTTTTTCTGGTTTTTCTGGTTTTTCTGGTTTTTCTTCTACTACTGGCTTTGGATTTGGAACCACGCCACCAGCTTCAATAATTGCCATCTTTTTAGCAATTCTTTTAAGATTTTCAGCATGGGCTGTGGCTTCAGCTTCTTCTTTGGCTTTAAACTCTATTGCCTCTTTTTCTCTTTCTAGCTTTTTGTTAGCTTTAAGTTCTTGTAAGGCTTTTAATTTATAAGATGTGGTCATTGAATACTCCCAAATTTTTGTTCAAGTTCTAGCAATTTTAATTCTGCTTGTTGTTTTAGTCTATCAAAACCTAATTGCAGTTTATCATCAGCTATAATTTTTTGTATATCTAATCGTTGTTGTTGTAATTGACTATCCATTACTTTATTCATGTCTTTTTGTTCTTGCGTGGTATCAAACTGTATTTGCTCCATATCTAATTCCTTGTCTTTTAAATCCAGTTCTTGTTGTCTGATGGCAACCAGTGGGTCGCCTTGGTCAGTCTGACCAATGGAAGATAAGAATTGTTGCGTTAATTCTGCCAGTATGGGTGAACTCATCTGATCCATCATCATCTGTATTTGCTGTTGAATCTGTTGAGCTTCCTCTGGCGTTACCTGTTGCAGTTGCATTTGAATCTGGCTGATTCTTTGTTGCATTTCAGGGTCCATCTGTTGTTCAGCCATTTGAGCAGCTAAAAATTGTAAATGTTGCATCACATGGCTAATAATAATTGATTGGAATTGAGGATTGTTTTGCACCACCTGTGTTAAAAATAAGCTCTGGTGTGTGCCAATATGAGATTCATGGTTCTGTGGTGCAAAAGCCTGAGCTGGTTGTCCCAATAACAAACCACTATTTTCCAGACCAGCATCTATGGGCTTTGGTGTCATGTCTGGAGGGGCTTGCAACAGAGAGTCCACATTATCTATTCCCAAAGCTCCATACATTCTTCGATAGGCTTCGTATATGCCTACAGGACCATGCACATCTGGATTGGCTTGCACCATCTGTAATAATTCTTGTGCCATGGTAATCCTTTGGCTTTGTGAAAATATATCAGGGTCTGATACAGGTACAATATCAATACGCTTATCAAAATCAGTAACTTTTATTTCTCTTGAACCTGAGCCTGTTTCATAATTGTATTCTGGAGGCAGAAAATCTGCAAAAACTGTTGCCAAAAGGTTAAATTCAATTTTTTGTGAATAATGTAATCTTTTATGTATGGCAGACATTACCTTGGTGCCACGCTCCAATAGAGCAATAGTCGTTCCTACTGGCATCGCTTGGTTCATATCACCGACATTTATATCAGAAATCGCAGCGAATCGCTTACCAGATTCGACTAATATGCCGAGTAATTGCATCAGCACACTACTGGGTTCTTTAATGGGTAGGGGTATAAGATTTTCTCTTAATGAACCCCCTGTGGTATCTATATCCCTAAATTCTCCCGGCTGTAATGGTTCATCTTCATCACGAATCCGCATACCTCTGGCTTTGAATCCAGCTGGTAGGTTAGCCAATGTACCAGCATCAATTAATTGTCTTAATATTGAGGTAGAGGCCTTAGAAAGACCACCGATCATGTGGGAAAGTCCTAACCCATAAAATCCTAATCCGGGTAAGAATTTATACTGAACAAAGTAGTTAATTTTATTTTTATCAGGGTCATCAGGATTGTAATTTCTCCTGATTGCAAGAACCTTATTGGACTGTTCATCAATCGTGACTATATAAGGTAGTTTTAAGCCTGTTTCCTCGCCTTCTGCGTCAACGTCTTCATAATTCTTTAAATCCAGAATAGTATGTACTTCATAAATGGTTCTATTTCTGTCTTCTGTGTAATTTGGTTCCACGCCTTCAATACTGTCTATTTCTTCTGTAATATCATCCCTTTCAGTATAAGATTCTTCTGGTATGTCTACATCTGCGTAAAAACCTGATAATTGTTGTTTCTTGATTTCATTACGAGACATGCTAATAACATGCGTTATTCGTTCTGCGTTAAATATGTCTGGAGATTCATAAGGAACCACTAGATCTTCGGGTGGAATAAACTTAGATACAGCTCGTTTTAAAATAAAATCAAAATGTATTTTTTTAAAAGCAGACCCAGCCAAAGGTAAATAAAACAATAACTGGTCGAGCTCAGGGTCATATTCCTGCATGACATTCATAATGTAATAATTCATGAACTCCTGCACCCTCTCTGCCTGTAATTCTATTTCAGCAGTTCTCACACCAATAATTTGTGTTTTGACAGGTCCTTTTTGTGGTAATAACTCTTTATAGGCCTGAGCTTGGAATTGAGTTACAGCTTCTGCCAATATCGGATGAATAACTCCACTTGAACCTTGAAAGGGTTGTGATCTTGATTCATCAAATTTCATACCAAGATATTTAAGACCATCGGTGTAGGTTTTTTCCCATTCACTTCTTGAATCTAAGTCACCCTTAATAGAACCAATTAAATCATTGGCTAATTTAGTTAAATCATCTTCTTCTAAAAATTCAGCTAAATTAGCAAAAAAATCTTCTGGTGGAAGCTGTTCTTCCTGTAATTCATCCTCAGTAAAAACTTGGTCATCAGCTACTAATATGCTGGCAGCTTCTTGTATTGCTTCCTGCCGAGTTTTTTCAGGGATCACTTCAATAGAATTACCAGATTCAATTATGTCTGGATCATCTTCTGTACCTAATTTTCTTTCTACGACCATTTTTTATCCTAGTTTATCATTATTTTTTAATAATATACTGTTCTATCCCTCCTGAGTAATTTTACCTCATCTTGGTAATCTTCGTGCAAAGATAAGAAGCCTCCTTGTCTAAAACGCATTAATGCCATGGTAGCACTGTCACAATAATCATCATAATCCCCATAAGGAAAACTTGCCATTTCTTCCACCACTTCCTCAGCAAAAGGTTCATCAGGAATCCAGACCATGCCAGATTCAAAAATAGGAGCCACACTATTCATGCGAGCTATCTTATCCTGTCCTCTACTGGGAGAGTAAGAAGTTACAGGAATGCCCATTCTTCTGAGTTCATGGGTTAATGGTGTTCCTGATGCTTTGGCTTCGATTAACACACAGTCTGGTTCCCAATATTTGTATTCATCCCAAGCCAGCCTCTTTAACTCTGGAAAATCAACACGCACCCTTTTTGCATCTAATAAAATGATATTCGGTAAGTTATCTTCTCCTTGTTCAAAAATAGCCCAAGTGGTAATGGCTGAATAATCCGCAGTTTCTTTTTTTGAAAAAGCAGTATCGTAGCTCTGTATCACATAATCATAAGAGGGTACTTTCTCTTCATGCCATTTTTGCCACCATTCTCTTTTGACAATAGCCCCTTCTTCTGCGGTTGGGTTTTGCATCCATTGAGCATTCCATTTAGCTAATGGCAGAGAAGCCTTGACCCCTAATAATTCTTCCTTTTTCCAATATTCGCCCCACAAGGGCTTATCGGTTTCTGGCATAAGAGCTGGAAATTCTATCATTTCCCAATTATCAGAAAATTCATGGTCTTGTTTTTTTAATAATTTTCCCACCAAATCTTTTGTACTCCAGCGTGTCATCACAATAATGATAGTTCCACCGGGTTGTAAACGCTGTCTGGGTCCTGATGTATACCATTCATAAGCAGATTCAAGGGATTTTGGTGACAAAGCATCTTGTTCAGAATGGGGATCATCAATAATCAATAAATCAGCACCACGACCTGTAATTGCACCACCAACACCAGCATAAAACGATTCACCATCTTGGTTTGTAGTCCAACGACCAGCTGATTTATTATCGGGTTGTAAACTAAGATCTGGAAAAATAAATTGGAACTCTTCACTGTCTATTATATTTCTAACTTTTCTACCAAAACGAACAGCCAATTCTGCGGTGTGCGTACATTGAATAACTTTCAATGATCCATTTAAACCCATCATCCAAGCTGGAAGATAAGTAGAAGCAAATTCTGATTTAGTATGTCTTGGTGGAAGACAAACAATTAAGCGTTTTAATTTACCTTGAGCTATACGATTAAATTTATCCGCTATTATTTTATGATGCCGACCTTCTACAAAAGTATCGCCCCACATATATCTAACAAAAGTCAAAAAATCCTTACGACAATTATTTTGCAGATCTATTTGGTCATAACGATTTAATAAAGCGATTGCTTCAGCTTTATCTTGCTGTGAAAGAATATCAAAATCTTTTATTGATAAATTATCCATATTTTTAAAACCGAGCTGGATAGATAGATAGTGACAATATTGGCCTACCCAGCTCTAACCATCAATGGAGAGATGGCTAGACTAAGTATAAAACATCCAAATAGATTACACATCAAGCCATTCCTTGTCCTCAAACAATAAGGCTTCAGCTTTTCTTCGTTTAATAAGTCCTTCCAATACTTTCCCACCAGCTTTATTCCATCTTCTTATTTGTGCTGGAACTTCATCGTATTTATTTTCATTTAAAACCTTGAGTAGTGTTGATTCACTTAAATTTGTAGGGCCTAAGTTGTATACCCACGAACAAAGAGCATCAAACTGGCACTGCTCTAAGTTTATTTTCACCATATTGTTGATATAACCTTCATATTCTGGCATCTCTTCTTCTAACATCTGAGCTGCTTCCGCTTGAGTAATTATCATGCCCTCTTTGACCTCTTTGGTATGACCATATCCAATGGTCCATACTTTCACACTATCTTGATAAGCGGTTAATTCACAACCCTCGAACCTTTTAATTAAAGCGATTCCATCTTGTGATATATTCATTTTTTCTCCTTAATCAAAATTAAAAAATCAAAACACCAACTAATCCCATCAGAGATAAAGCAAGCGTTGTGTAAATAAAAAACTCTATCCTTTTTCCGATTTTGTCTAAAAACTTTTCGTCTTCGCTTCTTTCTTCTGTAGACATAATTAGTTACCTTTAGGCATTGGTTCAAATATCACATTATCTATAGACACTAGGTTTGATTCTTCTATAAATTTTTCAGGCATATAATCAAAAGCACCAATACAAACATGATTAAATTCGTCTATTTTTATATTCCCTACTTCTACATTCCAACAAGTTATAAAATCTTTCTTTGTATGTACTTCAATAGCTACGTCTGAATCTGCATCACACACAGAATTATCTATAGATTCTTGTAATTTATTTATTAGTTCTTTTAGTGTCATTTTTCTCTCGTACCCTCTTCTTCTTCTTTGTCGTATTCCCTATAAAATCTAATTATTCCCAATACCTCTGTGATGTATCTGGTTATGTCTGCCATGTCCATACTCAAGTGTTCGTACTCTTTACTGGACAATGAATAAAATGCCCTTCTGGGTGCTTCCCC